ACCCATGATCTGAAGGATCCCGTCATTGGCCAGTAATTTAACGGCCTGAACCACCGGCGTTCGGCTGACCTCGAAGCGATGAGCTAGTTCATCCAAGGTCAGGTTTTGTCCCATCTCATAATCACCATTAATGAGGCTCTCAACAATATGCTCATACAAAATTTCGTCCAGGCTGTTCTTTACTTTCATGGAATTCTTCCTCCAGTTAAAATAAGTGTAATCGAGAACAGAGAAAAAAACAATAGGGAATAGAAGTGTCATTTATTGGGCGGCGAAAATTCATGATAAATTCACAAGGGGTTACAAGAAATTATTGTTAAAAATGCCAACAAGATGCTATATGCGTTTGTTTCTGATTCTTATATCTACCATCTCGCTTCACATTAGATAGGCCTTATCAAATATCCTATCCAGCCAGCAGCCAGTGTGATGAGGATGACCACAACATCCCCGCCGGGAAATTGTGCGAGGGAAGAGAAGGTGTCAGTCCAAACTGCTCACAGAATTTATTCATGATTTTCAGATAGGTCTGGGCAATGGACACCTGTGGAACCTGCTGCCAATAACCGGATGGTGTCTTTACGATTGTTCCATGCTGAGTAATAAATTCCTCCGCTTCTTTCCATCGCGCATACGCCTGACAGTAACCTGCAAAAGCAGCCATATCAATTTCTGTCAGAATACCCAACTGCTCCATCTGTTTTGCCATCCGCTTCCATTCCTTCTTTGCCTCATCTTCCAGCCACGCAGGACATCTCGGTGCTTTCTTCACAGGCTTCGGCTCGTTTGTATTCAGACTTCTTTTCCCCGGATTGCCTTCCATTACTTTTACTGCCGTAGGCTTAGGTTTTCTTCCTCTCTGTGCCATTGCTCTCACCTCCTTCCAAAACATCACTAAAAAAAGACCTCCGAAGAAGTCTTTTTTATCTCAGCACCTTTCGTTTTTACTTGAAAAGTTCATCGATTTTTACTTTTGCTGCTTTCACAGCATTGTAATCATAAAAATATGAATCTTCACTTGTAATTATTTTCCCATTGTCCGGCGGGGTAATAATAAAATCATATCCTGTAGTTTCGCTATTCCAAGCGATTGTAATTTGATACCCTCTGTATGTTTCTCCCATAATAATTCTCCTGTTCTTTTTGTGCACACATGTTACCTCTGACTCTTGTTTATATCCAGCAATATCCGTACCACAATCTGCACAAATTTTCTTTAGATGTCTTCTCCATCCGTACAAAAGTCCAATCCCATTTTTAACTCATTATATATCTTCATGTATCGGCTCTGTTCACTCCCTTCACTTTCCAAAATTGCCTGAAAGAAAAATTCTTCTGCTTTCTCCCTCGAATACCACTCCTCTGTCTTTCCATAACAAACAGTTCTGACTATGGGTATCTTTTTTACACAATCTTCCCCATAAATCACATTCAGTCCTGATCCATTATCCCAATGCATCAGAAGGGATGCCGTGTCATCCACTCCGAGAACGGTCCCTGTCATGCCAACTGGCGGTGCCTGTTTATCATGCATTCTTATAAGTTCTACTCTGGTACCGACTGGATATTCTCTGCGAATATTCTCCACAATTTTTCTATTCGGAAACACCATGCTGCACCTCCTTGATTGAATTTTTCAAAGCCTGCTCCAGAACATCTTCCTCAAACCCAAACTTTTCATATGCCTGTTCCAAAGTCCGATAATATCCTGCACTTGGTACTCCTATTTTCCTTTGCTCATCCATAATATACACCATCGCACTTTTTATTTTCCCCTTGATTTGCACCTCCAGCATCTTCTTATAGTAAAAATTCGGATATCCTTCATAATAGTCAAGTCTTCTTTCATCCATTTGACCGATTTCCCAAACCAATACCGGAACGATACTTCCCTCCTTTGGTTCTATCGTAGCATACGAACCTGTTCGAGAACCTTTGAACATTAACTCATACCCTTCCACGATTGCTGTTCCTACTAAAGTTGCAGTCGGGCATCGGAATGCCATCTGCTCCTCATCCATGTTACTGCCATAGGCAATATACAACTTCTTCATATTTGCTTCATCCTTTCTCTGTTGATAGTGAGGTCTCCCTCCTACCACCTCAAGACGGTCTCTCGACCGCCATTGATGGGGCTGTGCCTATTCCCTTCAAGCAGCATGTCTCCATGCAGAATTTCCTTCCAAATGTTTCAGAAAATGAAACCTGCAGGTTTTGAATTCATCCCCGTTCAATCCCAACCGGAGCATCCAACACCGGAATGCGTATTTTTCATTGTCTGTAACTGTTCTTCTGGCACTCGCTTTCTTTTGCGTCAATGCCTGATGGCTGACTGCAAGGCAGAATTGTATGTATGCTTTGATTTCCCCTGCATGCGTAGTGCTGTTAAACAATCGGAACTCTACCGTTCCTTTTGTGAAAGTCGCATGAAGATTTAAACCGTGGTATCTGGTATCGTTGTAATGGTCTGTCCTTCTTCTATGACTCCCCTCATACCATATGTCTTTTAATTCTTCCATCGTTTTGGGTTTTCTTTTATTAATCGTTTGAATCAACTGTTCATTTGTCTTTTTACACCATCGAAGCCTGGCCGGATCAATTTGTAAAGCTTTATATAAAATGTCCTCTTTGCTAGCGATGATATTTACTAGATTGCGTAAAGTCTGAGGTGTATATCTGCTTGCATCCACGTGGATATGAATGCCGCATTGGTCACTTGCGAATGCTCCCTTATGCCGAAGCTGACGAACAATTTCCTGCAAATCTTCCAAGTCTTCATATTCTAAAATCGGACTAACAATTTCACATTTATATTCTTCCGAGGCAGGCTCCCTTCTTCCACCCTTTTTTCTCTGTGCAATAATACTGGAGTCAAATGTTGCTTTCCACGTTCTTCCTTTACGGTCTTTTGCCCCGTAAGTTTGATAATACGTCCCGATATAAAATTTCTCTGTTCCGAAATATTCTGCGATAATATCTGCCGCTTTTTTTCTGGTGATTCCAGTTAATTCAATTTCAATCCCGAACTTCTGTGTTTTCATTTTGATGCGCCTCCTATGTGCTTTTTTTCGTAGTCTATATATCACTCTAAAAGCACATATTATCCAGTCATTTCAAACAATAATGTACACAAAAATTCAGGAGAGAAATTGTGTATTTTACAGATAACTATTCCTGTTTTGCTTTCCGTTCAGCAGCTCTCTGTCGGTTGCGCTCTTTTGCACGTTTCTTTTCTTCTTCCGTCCGAAAAGCCGTATTCCCTTTCAGATTCTTCAAGAGAAGATCCCTTGTTTTCTTTCCGCCCTTTCCTCCAAGTCCGAGACGAATCAGCCAGATGCGCATATAGTATTTTTCATTTGCCTCAATTGTCTCCGCAGGATTAATCCACTTCATCTCTTTTGCACGTTCTGCCATCATGCAGGTTAATTCCGCAAAAGAAATTGTACTTTCTGCTTCCATCGGAAATCCGTTAAAAACAATTTTATCAGCCACAAAATCCAACCCAAAGCAATGTACTTTTTCTTCTGCAAAAATCTCCATTACCTTATTCATATCCGCATCTTTTTCTTCTGATAATCTCTCAATCAGACGCTCACTCATGTGCAGTACTTCCATACCGACAGCCCGCTTCAAAAGATACTGTTTACTATGAATCATAAAAATAAGATTTCGTATGCTCTCAGCGGTATGACCTTCTATCGGAATCTGTAAATTTAATCCTTCCTGATTGTTTTCAATGAATCCCCTTCGCTGCAGTTCTTTCTGAAGCATTTCGCCATCCTCTGTTTCAATGTTTCCATCACGATCCACAATTGCACCCCCTATCCGGTATCCAAAACTTGGTGGTCCTAAATATTTTGAAGGTTCTCCCAATATTTCTGCCACCGCTTTTACCAGTTCTTTTCTGTTTTCACAGATTGTTTCAATTCTCATGTATGCAGTCTCCCTTCTTTTTTGGTACTACATACATCACTCTAAACGCCCATAAAGTCAAGCATTTTAACCATCTTTCTGACTTTCTGGAAGACACATGGCCAATGCATACGCAACCGTCGCTGTTACGGCATTTCCCGCCTGCTTATACAACTGTGAATCAGAATTCACGGAAGCGGCACGCTCGTATAATTCATCCGGAAACCCCTGCAATCGAAAGCATTCTTTTGGTGTCAATCTCCGGATTCTTCCACATCTCATCAATGTCCCCATCTGGCATCCTGTATCTAATGTCTGTGAACATCCTTTTCCGACTCTTCCACGGCGGGTATCACTATTCGGATATGCAAGTACAATTCCATCTCCTAGATGAGCTTCTTCATATCCAGTTTTTGTTGCATTTTTCACTTTCACGGATTTAACGGGTTTCTCACAAAAATACACACCGTGGCGATCTTGGGAGGTCAGCGTAAACATTGGCTCTCCATCTTCTTTCATTCGTCTTCCATTCTGACGTTTTTCCATCCGCTCCGGTGTCAAAACAGGATGCACTTCCATAACCGCAGAATTCATTGCCGTATGATTTACCATTCCCGCTGTGTATCTTGCGGTCAGGCATCTTGCAGTATCCGTAATCTTCGGTGCAACTTTGCTTTGATCTATAAAATAAAGTCCTGTCTTCGCTCCCATTCCCCCTGCATTTCCAATCAATGTAGTTGAAACTCCCTGAGAATCATATACTCTGTATCCCTGCATTCCGCCTATAATCTGGTTAAGAGCTGCTTTGTTTTTTCCTCTGAGAGATAATATTTCTCGTCTACCTCGGCTTCTAAGATTTGCGATAATGAACACGCGCTCTCTGTTTTGTGGAACTCCGTAGTCTTTTGAGTTAAGCACCTGCCAGCGACAGTCATACCCTGCTTCTCCCATTTCAGACAAAACCGTGGCAAAATCGAATCCTGCATTAATTGATAGCAGGTTCTTAACGTTTTCAACAAAAAGGTATGTGGGCTTATCACTTTCTTCTTTGCCTTTGAGGAGGTCAATAATGTTAAAATATATTCCACTTCTTTTTCCGACCAGTCCCCGCTGCTTTCCTGCAACTGAAATATCCTGACAGGGGAATCCAAAGCACCAGATGTCTGCTCTTGGCACATCGGATGGTTTAAGTTTTGTGACATCATCCGCTTTCCACTCTCCTTCCGTATCATACATTGCTTCGTATGAAGCTCTTGCAAATTTATCATATTCACAATATCCCACACACTTATGGCCGGCAGATTCCAAACCTAAACGGAATCCGCCAATGCCTGAGCATAAATCAAGGAAGGTCAACTGCTTCATGCTCGTCACCTTCCTTCACTAGCTCTGAATATTTTATTTTTTTCCCATCCCGTATTACATATACGTCTTCTGCACTTCCCACAAATTCCATATAACGATGTACTATCACATCCGCATATTTTTCATCCAGTTCTATCGTCCTGCAAATGCGCCCTGTCTGCTCGCAGGCAATCAGCGTAGAACCGCTTCCTCCAAACGGATCTAAAACAATGCAGTTACTCATACTGGAATTGCGGATTGGATATGCCACCAGTTCCACAGGTTTCATAGTCGGATGCATATCATTTTTCTTCGGGCGGTCATATTCCCATATGGTGGACTGCTTTCTGTCTGAATACCACATATGCTTTCCACCCAACTTCCATCCAAATAAAATCGGCTCATGCTGCCATTGATAGGGACTTCTTCCTAAAACCAATGACTGCTTTTTCCAAATGCATGTACCGGAAAGATAAAATCCTGCTGCTTTAAACGCCCTGCGGAAGTTTAATCCCTCAGTATCCGCATGGAACACATAAATGGAAGCATCACGTTCTATGTTCTGTTCCATATTCACGAAAGCGGCAAACAGAAAATTATAGAATTTATCGTCTTCCAAATTATCATTTTGGATTTTCCCTGCACTTCCTTCATAATTTACATTATATGGCGGATCAGTTACTACAAGATTAGCTTTCTTTCCTTCCATAAGTTTTTCATAAGTCTCAGGTAAAGTGGAATCCCCACACACCAGTCGGTGCATTCCAAGCATCCACACATCTCCCTGCTTTGTCATGGCAGGTTTCTTCAACTCAGCATCCACATCAAAATCATCTTCTTTGATTTTTTTATCATGAACCTTATTAAATAACTGCTCAATTTCCGGCGGTTCAAATCCGGTAAATCCAACATCAAACTCTGATTTTTGCAAATCTTCAATCAAATCTGCTAAAAGTTCCTGATTCCATTCTCCTGTAATTTTATTCAGGGCAATATTCAGCGCTTTCTCTTTTGTTTTATCAATTTCAATGACAATACAATCAATTTCATCATACCCTAATGTTTGAAGAACCGTGGCTCTCTGGTGTCCACCGATAATCGTCATATCTGAATTCACAATAATCGGCTCAACATATCCGAACTCCGTAATACTGTTTTTTATTTTTTCAAATTCCTTATCTCCCGGCTTGAGTTTTTTTCTCGGATTATAGGATGCCGGAATCAAATCCTTAATCCACAGCTTTCTGAACTCCATCTTCCAATCCCTCCCAAAATCGTGCTTTTATATAACAGTCATGACTACAATACTTTCTATTCTTATTTCCATAACTCGTAAATTCCTTTCCGCATCTCGCACAAGTCATGGTATAAATTGCCGTGTCTTTCCGATGCAGTTTTTCTGGGTGTACTTTCCACCATTCCCGTCTGCACTTATCTGAGCAAAACTTCTTTGGTCTGCCTGTAGATGGTTGTATCAGTTCTGCTCCACAATACAAACACGCCTTTCCTAACATCATCTGTTCCTGAATGTTTTTTGTAAGCGCAGAAGCATATCCATCCATACCATGCGACCGACAATAGTTCCTCACAATGTCACGGGACAGCCCTACCACGGAAGCGATGGCACGATAGCCAACTCCCTGCGTCCGCATTTTCCTAATCTGTTCGGCTTGTAATTCTGTCATGCCTCTCACCATCCTTCCTGTTTCCAGACATAAAAACAGGTCAAAACGCAGCCATTTTTACTGCATTTTGACCCTTATAATTCCTATTTTTACTAACTTTTTAACAAAATACTCATACCCCATTTTGCGAACAACTGCTTGTTTTACAACACATTCTGCGAAAACTCTTGTCCTCTTTTCCTATCCCCCCTGTTTAATTCTGCGAAAATTCACGTTTGAGGGGGCGGCGGTCAATGTTCAACAAATTTGTAGAGATTTGATACCCCCACCATTGTCTAGTATTTCCAATCAATATCGATATTCCTGATACCGATCTTCCGTCATGGTTTTTACATCATGATGATGTTTGCATAAAGGCTGCCAATTCTCTTTATCCCAAAAGAGGATTGGATCACCACGATGTGGTTTAATGTGATCCACAATTGTTGCTCTTACATATTTTCCTTCTTCCTCACATTTACAACACAGCGGATGTTCTTTTAAGAATCTTTTCCTCGCCCGCTGCCACTTACTGTTATAACCACGTCCCGATGCACTTTTCCGTTCTCCACGGTGTAGTGCTTCATGTTCTTCACAATACCTTCCCTCTGTCAATTTGGGACAACCGGGATGACAGCACGGTTTCATTGGTTTTCTAGGCATACTAATTTCCCCTTTCCTTTATGTACGCAGCGTGGGAAAGGATGGAAAGCCACGCTCCGACAGAAAAAAAGACCAAAAGCAAAATGCTTTCAGTCCCGTTTCTTTTTTCCGCATCTTAAGAATAACACAAAAGAAAAATAATGTCAGTCTACTCTTAGTCTACTTTCAGTCTACCAATCTAATACTGTTTTTTTTCTAATATGGCGGAGGGGAATGAGCCCCTCTTTACAATCGCCCATGCATGGTTACAGGTTACGCCATCTGTCCACCCGTGTAGCTTTGCAGCCATGCGCATACAGCACGGGGGATTTTTCCATTACAACACTTCTTTCAAACGAATATAAGTTTCTGTCAATATCTTCCGAAAATCTCGTTCCTTTTCTATCTCATTTCCCGGTTCATCCACATTTATAATACAACAATCAGGAATTTCTTCAGAAAATATCTTATAAAAAGAAGTCTCTATAATCAAATGACAATACTGCGAATAAAAAG